AAGAGACAGTAAGGCTGGCAAGCTAGTTAATTTGACACCGACTGCAATGCCTCAAGACATTTATCAATTAGTTGCGGATGCAGTTATTGAGCAATTAAAATTAGATGTAAAAGAGGGAAACCCTTACGCTCAAAAATGGTTAGATTATGGTATCAAGAGGTCAACTACTAAGCGTAGTATTATGACTATTTGTTATGGTTCAACAAGATATTCCTGTACAGAATTTGTTATTGAAGACTTAACAAAACGACAAGACAAAGGAGAACATAACCCGTTTCAAAATGATTTGTTTAAACCATCAAGTTATTTGTCGGCGGTAATATGGGATAGTATTGGAGATAACTTAGCTTCTGCAAGAGTTGGTATGAATTATTTACAAACAATTGCTAGAATAGTTGCTAAAGAACAATTGCCGGTTCACTGGGTTACACCCGTTGGTTTTCCGGTTTACCAATCATATCCACAAATGAAGTCTAAAAGAGTTAAAGCTATGCTTATGGGAGAAGTTATTAAGCCTAGAATTAATACTGAAACTGACTTAACTGACAAATTGAGAATGGGTAATGGAGTGGCACCTAATCTGGTTCATTCCGTAGACTCAGCCGCAATGATGAAAACTGTTAACATAGCTCACAAGAATGGTATTACTAATTTTTGTAATGTGCATGATAGTTTTGGTACTACTGCTGGAGATGTTGAAATACTTAACAAGTCTATTAGAGAAGCATTTATAGAAATGTTTACTAATAATGATGTATTGTTAAATTTTAGAAATGATGTGTTAAAACAATTACCAGTAGAACTACACTCTAAATTACCTGAAGTTCCCGCAAAAGGCGATTTAGATATACAACAACTGCGGGAGAGTGAGTTCTTTTTTGCGTAAGCATTTAAGTACCCATAGTAGATATAATACAAAGGAGTATATATAATATGAAGAACAATTACATAAAAATTGTAAGTCCTGAAGGAGTAAGTCAGTATGCATGGCTAACACAGCCAGATACTAAGTTTGATGATAGTGGACATTACAAAGTTAACCTTATCATTCCTACTGACAAGGCATCTTCATTAATTAAACAGATTGATGAAGAAATGATTAAGAGCATGGCAACAGCTAAAGATAGCAATAAAGGTAAAACTATAAAAAGTGCTAATGCGCCTTATGACAATGAACTTGATGATGAAGGTAAACCCACTGGGAATACTATCTTTAAGTTTAAAAGAAAAGCTCAAATAATTACTAAAGATGGTAAAGTTGTACCATTTAAAGTAGCGTTATTTGATAGCAAGGGTGTCCCATTAACAGATGTTAATGTATGGTCAGGTAGTAAAATGAAAGCAAGTGCTGAGCTTGTGCATTGGTTTACCGCAATGGCTGGGGCTGGCGTATCACTAAGACTAAGAGCGGTTCAGATTACTGAATTAGTAGAAGGTGGTAGTGGCAGTAATGCAGAAGGCTTTGGCTTTGATGAAGTTAAAGACGGATATAAAGCTCCAGAAAAACCTCAACAAGACGAAACATTTGAAAATGAAGTTCCCGCACAGACCGAAAACAAAGCTGACTTCTAGTCAGATTGGATTGTTTAAGGGCTTTAGGTCAGGCTTAGAAGTAGCGATTGCTTCTGAGCTTGACAATCAGCATGTAGAGTATCACTTTGAAAAAACTAAATTAAGTTATACGAAACCAGAGAAAGTGCATACCTACACACCTGATTTTTATTTAGTTCAAAAAGATATATACATTGAAACTAAAGGATATTTTACTACTCAAGACAGACAAAAAATGCGTCTAATAAAAGAACAACACCCAAAGTTAGACATTAGATTTATCTTTAGTAATTCAAGACAACGCATAAGCAAAAAATCAAAGACAACATATGGGATGTGGTGTGATAAATATGGATTTCAATACACCGATAAACATGTACCTAAGGAGTGGCTATGAGTAATACACGAATAGAAACAAAGTATATTGTTGTGCATTCAAGTCAAACTAATCCAACACAGAATTTAAATGCAAAAGATTTAGATACACAACATAGAAAAGAAGGTTTATTTTCTTGCAAGTTTCATAAGATTATAAAGAGAGATGGAGAGATACAAGATGGTAGAGATATTATGCTTGCTGGTGCTCATGTAGATAAAAACATTGAGCTATCAAATAAAAATTCTATTGGCATTTGTCTAATTGGTGGACACAATGCTAACGGACAGCCTGAATGTAATTTTACTTTAAAACAATATCAAAGTTTATCTACTTTGGTTGCAGATTTAGAGTCTTTTTACAAACAAGTTGAAATTGTCGGACACAGAGATGTGTCAGACTCCTTATGTCCACAGTTTAATGTAAAAGAACTGTTGGCATAGTTTGTTTGTACTTGCTGGGTAGAAATACCCAGTGAGTTTTATTAATTTAACAATGGAGACATTAATGTGGAAGTAAATACTGAAAGTAATTTTTTATATCACAGTTCATGCACTGAGTGTGGCTCTAGTGATGCGAACTCAATATATGATGACGGGCACAGCTTTTGTTTTTCATGTAACACAAACAAACAAGGAGTAGAGACTTTGACACAAACAAACAAACAAGAACCTAGTAAAGATTTTATAAGCGGTGATATAACTGCTTTATCAAAAAGAAAAATTGATTTCAACACAGCGCAAAAGTTTAATTACCAAATTGGAGCATACTTTGGTAGACCATGTCAGATTGCAAACTATTATAATAGTGACAAAGTATTAGTTGCACAAAAACTAAGATACCCTGATAAAACATTTCAGTGGATAGGTGAGGCAAAACAATCTGGTTTATTTGGTCAGCATTTATGGCGTACAAATGGTAAAATGATTATCATTACAGAAGGTGAATTGGATGCCTTAAGCGTTTCAAAAATTAATTCCAATAAATTCCCAGTAGTTAGTATTAAGTCAGGTGCGGCAGGTGCTAAAAAAGATATACAAAAAGAACTTGAGTTTTTAGAAAGTTATGAGTCTGTAATTATTTTATTTGACCAAGATGAGCATGGACAGAAAGCGGCAGTAGAATGCGCTAAATTATTCTCTCCAAACAAAGCTAAAATTTGTACTTTACCTTTAAAAGATGCTAACGAAATGTTACTTGCTGGTAAAACAAAAGAACTAACAGATTGTATCTGGGCGAGTAAAGCGTATCGTCCAGATGGCATTGTTTTAGGTACTGACATTTTATCAGAATTACTTAAAGAAGACAAACACATCACAGCAAAATATCCCTTTGAATGTTTAAATAAGAAAACGCATGGTTTACGTAAAGGTGAGCTAGTAACTATTACAGCCGGCAGTGGCGTAGGTAAAAGTTCTTTTTGTCGTCATATAGCTTTAGAATTACTTAAACAAGATTTTTCAGTTGGTTATATTGCTTTAGAAGAAACATATAAACATACCGCAATAAGTATTATGGGGATGTCAATACAGAAACCATTACATTTAACTAGAGAGGGTATTAATGAAGAACAATTTATTAAAGCGTATAACAATACTGTGGGCACTAGTAACTTTGCTATGTATCATAATGTTGGTTTTTCAATTGCAGATGACTTGCTTTCTAAAATAAGATATTTTGCCAAGTCATTAGATAGAGATTTTGTAATTTTAGACCACTTACATATGGCATTGTCAGCGTTAGGTGATGCTAATACAAATGATGAACGTAAACTTATAGATTATTTTGTAAGTAAATTAAGAGCATTAGTAGAAGAAACTGGAATTGGTTTTATACTTGTATCTCATTTATCAAGAGCTAAAGATGGTAATAAAGGTTATGAAGACGGTCTTCCAGTTACTATGAATAGTCTTAGAGGTTCAGCATCAATTGCACAACTTTCAAACATGGTAATATCTTTATCTCGGGATTTACAAGCAGAAGGCAACTTAGCACAAGTTAATGTACTCAAAAATAGATTTAGTGGAGAAACTGGCAAGGCTTGTGATTTATATTATGATTTAAACACTGGTTGTTTAACTGAAGTGCAAGGAGATAAACTTGACGATTTCTAACAGAAAGTTAGTTAAAATGAAAAAAGACTCATTAAGTTGGACAGTCTATGTAATGAATGCAGTTGCACAAGCCAAAAAATCAAATCAAGTTGTTATACTTGAGGTTGGAAAAGAATCCTCAGGTAAATTGTTACAAGACGCATTGTTAAAACTAGCTTTAAGTGGTGAGGAAGCCGCTTGGATGGTAGATATTAAAGTACGCACACATTTAAATTAAAGGAGAATATGAAATTACCAATTATAAATAAAAAAATATTAAACGCTCCTTTTGTCTCTTTACATTGGAAGGACATTTGTGGTTCGGCTGAATGGGTTTCTTTAAAAGAAGCAAGAGAAAGTAAAGTTATTATTTGTATTTCAAATGGTTGGCTTATCAGAGCCGATAAAGAAGTTCATGTAGTTGCTGGTGATGTAAATTTTCAGCCAGATGGTACTTTAGGAGATGTAGGGAATGTAACTACAATACCAACAGTTAATGTATTAAAAATTAAAAAGGTAAAACTTTGAGTAGTTATATATTTGATGTAGAGACTGATGGCTTTTTAGATGTTGTGTCTAAAGTACATTGTATTGTTTTAAAAGATGTTGATACAAACACAATGATACATTTACCAGTAAAAGAAGCTGTTGCTAAATTAGAAAACGCAGATTTAATTATTGGTCATAATATTATAAAATACGATATTCCAGTTTTACAAAAATTATATGGCTTTGATTTTAAGAATAAAATTTTAGACACAATTGTAGCTACAAGATTATTATTCCCAGATGTAAAAGAAAAAGACTTTCAGCGTAAAGACTTTCCTAGAGATTGTATTGGTAGACATAGTTTAAAAGCATGGGGTAATAGAATTGGTAACTACAAAGCACAGTTTGAAACTGATTGGAAAACTTATTCACCTGAAATGCTAGACTATTGTACTCAAGATGTAGAGGTAACTTATAATCTTTGGAAGATGATAGAACAAAAAGGTTACTCTCAACAAGCTATGGATTTAGAGCATGAAGTTTCTTTATTAATATTTAAACAAGAATCATATGGTTTTAGTTTTGATACTGATGGTGCTAAACAATTATATTCTAAATTACAAAGCAGAAGATTAGAATTAGAAGATGAGTTACAAAATTTATTCCCACCTAAAACATTAAAGACACCTTTTATTCCTAAAGTAAATAACAAAGCTAGAGGATATGTTAAAGGTGAAACTTTTTATAAAGAAAAGATTGTTACATTTAATCCTTCCAGTAGACACCACATAGCAGATAGATTATCTGAAATGCATGGTTGGAAACCTACTGTGTTCAATGATGATGGTAAACCAAAGCTAGATGAAACTACTTTATCAGCTTTACCATACCCAGAAGCTAAAACATTATGTGAGCATTTCTTATTAGATAAAAGAATTGGACAGCTAGCAACTGGTGCGCAAGCTTGGTTAAAACATGAGAAGAAGAATAAAATACATGGCACTTGTAACACTAACTCCACAGTAACA